CATTATCAACGTAGCGTCCTACTGTCTCAGCCCATGACTCACGGCCTTTGCCGTCTACATACTTAGCATAGCGTGATTGGTGTATAAAACTTTGATAGTCTGTTGGTAATAAATTACTCATGTTCTGCTTCCTCTCAATGCAAAAAATAGTCCACCTACCCACAAGAATACATGTAGGTTATCGTATAATATGACATCCCATAAACTGCTTGGTTGCGATATCCATATAACACCTGTCATGATACAACACATAACAATGCCACAGAATCTTGTCAGTAAATCCCCCAAATCTTGAATCCAAAAATCCCAAATAGGAGTGTCATCTATTTTAGAAACCATAATGCCACTGAGCAATAATCCTAAACCTGCACCTATTTCACCATAGACAACAAACCACCAAACTAAATATGGTAACTCCCATGATTCTGCATCTTCTACACTAAATGGTAACTTACTTATGCCTTGTTGTAAGAATACAATAGCCAGTGGTATACGTAGTAACCAATGACTTAAACAAAAATTAGGTATTCGTTTTAATATTCTCATTCGTGTTCTCCTCCTGTGCCACGTAAGTTGTAATCCTGTGGCGCACTATATTTTTCTGCACTACTAAATGCCATAGCTGTAATAAAAATACCAAAGATTAACATTAGATGTCCACTTGCAGATACTGCAAATATATATGGATTATTTATTATACATGCAAAAATACCACTCCACATTATAGCTAGTATTGAAAATACCATTAGCCCTAGTTGCGGTGGTAGGTTACGTAGTGGAGAGTTTTTTATAGTCATTATACTCTTCCATGCATCTGTCACATTTAGAATAGTTTTTGCCCATCCTATAGGTCTTACTTTATTACTCATTTCTTTACCTTTAAATTACTTGGATTATACTGTTCTCCATTATATTTAGAACCAGTAGCATTCTTACCAGTTTCAACTCCGTTGTTACATGCTACAACAACTACCATAAGAAACAAAAAAGAAACGAGTGCTACTCTTTTAGTCCACAGTATAAACAGTTCAAATGTTTTCTTTGCTTCTATCTCTGCTGATTGTGATGGTGTCATTCAGGTACAGTCCAAGGGTAGCAGGGTACTATGCTTTGCTTACAATACTTTGCGTTGTCTACTAGCAGCACAGGTAACACACAGATCACAAATACACAAAAAAGAAAAGGCCATATCAAACCTTTCATGTCACAGTAGTTCATCTATTGTCTCCGCTTCCTTGTATAGTTCCTCTCTCCTGTCTGCTCTTTAGCTTAGACAAATTCTTTAACGCTACCTCTGCCATGTCTATCTCTAGGTCACGACACAGTGCAGCAATATACCACAACACATCACCAATCTCTGCAGCTATAGCATCCTTGTTGAACGTACCATCACGCAACATCTTCTTGATCTTACCTTGTACTTCACCTGCTTCATTACCCAAGCCCAACGCAGGGTAGATGATAGGATCAGTATAGATAGCAGTCTTTACTGCCTCCTGTTGGTAGTAACTCATATCAATGATAGGTGATTGCATATCTGCAAAGTGGTCTATGTCTTCTTGTGTTATCATTGTCTCTCCTTAACAACTAAGTTGTGTATTCTTACATCGTCTACATCGTGCATCACATTGCTTATCAAATCATGCACATCTTCTGTATGGCTTTCTTCGTGGGCAGATAAGAAGTTGTTATCCTCGTCTACCTCCATCACATAAGTGACACTAAACTTGCGTATCATTTGTGCTTCTCTTTATATACCTCAATAAGTTTTTTTAAATACCATTCAGCCTTTTGTAAATCTTCTAGGCCACCCTTGTAGTTATACCTCCATACATATTTCATTACGTTGCCCTGTAGGTATCCCTCTTTGTGTTGATTAGTCGCAGCCATGATAGCATCAATACATTCTACGCCACCTACATTGTAGTGAAATGGTCTGTTTACATTGTCTTCCTTAAACATTTCATCGTCATCTTTTGGAAAGTCTTTGAAGATTTCTTCTATGGTAAACTCTTCTTCTTCGTGTTTGCTCATGCTTCACCCAGTGTCTTTGTCCATTTAGTTAGCTTGATTACATTGCCCTCAGTCTCATACTCCATTTCTTTATTAACTTCAAGTTCTGATTCAGCATATTGTGTAGGAAACATTTCTTTTAGTATCCTGTGTCGTGCATCATCAAAGTAATCCATAAGTTCAGGATACTCTTCTAAAACCTCAGAAGCTGCAGCCATAGTAAGTGCATAGTCCATAGCACTACGCATAGCTATAGGATGTTGTGACTCACCAAAGATCATGCCTGTTTTTAGCACACCTGTCCATGCGTTATTCTCATCCATAACAGGACTGATAACTAAAGCTACATCTCCGTCTTTTACTTCATAAGCCATTAGGCTCTCCTTTTAACTATGACACGCTGCACTTTCATACGCTTGCCTTTTTCTAATAGCCAACCTTCTGGTATGATACGATGCGCCCACTTAAAACCTTTTTGTTCGCACCAATCGCAATACCTGGATTTGGCTCCCTTATATAACTTAGCTTTAGCGTTGCTGAATACAAACCTGATGTCTAGCTTTGGGTGCTGTCTCTGTATTTCTATGTGCTTGCGTCTATCTGCTGCGCTAAATATTCCTTTGGTTTCTATGATGATACCATTGTCTAGTTCAAAGTCTGGTGTGTATGTACGATAGCGTAAGTCTTCCCACTCTATCTTTAACTTCTCATACTCAACAGTCTTCTGCCTAGTCTTGAGGAAAGCAGCAGCCTCTTGTTCGAGGCCACTACGATATAACCTTTTGTTATGTCTCCTTTGTTTCAAGCTGATATATCCTAGCTAGTAAAAACTTCTTGCGATCTTCTAGTATTGCTGCCAGAAACTTATGTCGTTTAAGTTCTTTCTCAACCACAACACATTCTCTGTAGGACATTTTAGCATCCTCTCCAAAATCATCTGTGTTAAAAGTTTCGTCTTTACCAGTTTCGTTATTTGTTAGAACAAGTTCAGGCATTGCCATCTCCTATCAATACGTAATCTACTTCAGGTGGGTTTTTAGCTTTGGACACCCTTGAAGGTAGTGTCTTCAAACCTTCCCAACATTTATGTTTAAAGCTACAAAATTTACAGGCTGCATTGAGTATCAAGTTACCAGATTGCTTCTTAAAGTATGTCTCAGGTACAGGCTCAAAGCATCTTTCGAATGGCTCATCTTTCTCTATGTAATTTACCGTTTCTTGGATGTCCTGAATTACCTGCTCAGAGTCAACCTCCGAAGCACTGACATACTTAAACTCACCGTTACCTTTGTTGACCACCCACCAACCGCCAACTTCTTTTCCTGCGGCCTTAGAATAGCCCACTAATTGTGGTATGTAACCGAAGCCATCACCCTTCTGTAAAGATTCGAATGAGTCAAACTTGTTAGCGTATGACCAAGGTGATGCAGACTTTACATCATCTATCTTGCCATCCATTTCCATGTCGTACTCACCCTGTATCTCCTGTCCATCGGGCAGCTTGAGTGTGACGTTATCATTGTCTTTGAACTCAGCACCTGACGCACGTAGCAATCCTTTGAACACAGCCTCAACTAGATCACCTAGCAGCATGTTTATCAGGAAGTGTGGAGGTAAAGGTATCTTATCTTCAGGGTCATTCTTCTCGAACCACAACTGGCACTTGGGTCTGCCTATGTTAGACATACGTAGTTTAAACTCATCACGTGGAGGAGCATTAAACTGTTTGTCCAACGCAGCTTTAACATCGGAGGCAACCTGATTGGCTACCTCCTCTGTCATTGTAGCTTCACCATTCATAGCCTTTTGCAAATAGCTAAAGACTTGTAGTTCAGCAGGGTGATTCATTACTCATCCACCTCTACGAAGTCATTGTTGAGAATACCTTCGACAAGTTCTGAGTCACCATCTGTACCACCTTTGGCACGTTCATGATGTAAGTCTAAGATCTTACCGTTACTATACTCAATAAGTTCTAAGAAGTCTTTGAGTGTGTCATTGTCTGTGCTGCTAATTTCGCAAGGGCTACCAAGCGTAGCAGATATCTTACCAAACTTTGCACCAGTAGGTATGCTATCTTCCACACCTTCTAGGTTTATTGTAGACATGATAGGTAACAAGTTTTTCTTTTTCAAGTTACCCATGACACCGTTGATACTCTTGAGACTGTCACGGTTCTTGACATCCATTACAAATGGTACGGACTCAACTGCTGATACAGGCTCACCCTTCTCATTCATAGGACTATCAAGCGATACTGTACCGTAGTAAACTACGACACGTTTGACTGATCGTATCACTTGCTTGGTAGCATCATCGAGTGCATTGAAGTCTTCGATGTAACCAGTAGGTCTGCCTAAGTTAAACCCACCAATGCTATCTTTCAAGTCACCGTTTAGAGAGTTAGACATCACAGACTTTTCCATCTCTTCTGTCTCACTGTTCCATCTCTGCCACTGATTGCGTTGGGCAAAGACACGAACTGTAACACCATTGCTGTAGACAATATCATCCCCAGTCTTCAGGGTGAATGCACCTACTGGTACTACCTCTGTCTTTATCATCTTACCATTGAGATCAACTTCACCCATGATAGGTTGATGCAACATTCCTAAACGTGAGATCGAAGGTGTACTCTCTTGTGAGGGCGTAGAAGATACACCCATGAGTTCTGCCATCGACTGCCCACGTTCTGTTGCTATTGCTAGTTCTGTACTCATATTCTATTCCTTTGTATAGAGTCTAAAAGAGCCTTAGTTATACACTAAATATCAACTGTGTCAAGCCAGTTGTTACCTATTTTTGCTTCTAAAAGCATAGGCACATTCATGTTTATTCCATATGTCTCCTCTATTAATTTATTTAATTCCAGGTTTAGGTCATTCACCAACTGAATTACTTGGTCAACCTCGTCAGGATGTACGTCAACCACCATAGAATCATGAACAGTATTAACTAAACACGACTTCATTTGTCGTAGACGTTCATGCATTTCGTTTAGTACCACAGGAACTACATCACCTGTAGCAAAGCCTTGCACTGGGTAGTTCTTAATCATAGTAAAGTGTGTTGGTGTGCCACTGCTACGTCTTGTCACATCAGGAAAAGCATACTGTCTACCTGATACATTTGTTATCTTCATGAAGCGTAACGCCTCGTCACCTAACTTCTTATGCCACTTGGCTATGCCCTTGTACTTATCGTTGAAGTGAGTGTAGTAGGTTGCTTCAGCTTTCGTGCGTCCATAACCGCTTGCTCCAAAGAGCGGAGCGAACGTGTGTTCTTTAGCTGCTTGACGTGTTGTTGGTTGCCCTGCATCAGTGATAACTTTTGCTGTGTAAGCATGTACATCGAAACCAGTTGCGATCTCTTCCATCGCTGTTTCATCCTGTGCCAAGAACGCTGCTGTCCTAAATTCGAGTTGTGCAAAGTCTGCCTCCAATATCTTTCCGTTGTTAAATCTTGATACAAATACTTTCTTTACTGGGAAGGTTCCTCCTCTAGGCATGTTTTGCATGTTGGGATTTCTTCCACTGAAACGGCCTGTGGCTGTAATATGCTGAGTAAGTCCAACGTGCAAGAAGGAGCTTTCCTTAGTGTAGCTCCGTATTCCGTTGACAAAAGAAGATAGATAGCTGCTGACAGCGTTATGACGTTTAAGATCAGAAAGGAAATTAAAAGCCTCGTCCATTCTATTTTGTTTAGCAGTTGAAGAAAGTACATCCAGTTCATCCTTTCCTGTGTTGAATCCATTAGCACTGACCCACTTCTTGCTTGGTGCAGTAAAGCGTAGTCCTGCTACTTGTTTGGTGTCCTTGAGTTTGTATCCTTTTGCATCACAATCTTTGCATTTATTAGGTCTAGCAAACTTCGTTCCATCTTTTTTAAGTCGGTATACTTTACCTTGCCCTTCGCAACTAGGGCAGGTGTATGCCGATGTCCTGTAGATAAGTGACGAGTTCGATGCAACGGCATCCTTAAACTCTTGCTGCGTGTGTGTGAAGTCGAAGAGAGCAGCCCATTCTTTTTTGTCATGTACTCTTCTGCTGAATAAGACCTGTGACTTCTGTTCTGGTGACCGAAGGTTGATCGGAGTGTCGCCCATAACCTCCCTGACTTTCTTTTGTAACCGTGTTTCGATTTCTGCTTTTTCATTTTCAAACTCCTTTGCTACTCGCTCCAACTCTTGAAGATCGACTTTGAATCCTGCCATGTAAATTTCTGTGAGGGTTTTACAGGTTTGGAATGTAACTCTTTTGATTGCACTAAGGGTTGCTGACTCAGGCTTGGCAAAGTCTGCTTCTTGTGCATGGAACAACTCGCAAGTAGTAAGCAAGTCATGCTCAAGATAGTGACAAAGATCAGCCAACGGTATTTCATTCGTGTTCTTGCCTTCTTTGAAGTATCTTTTGAGTGTGTCATCCTTCTGTACCTCTAGTTGTCTACGTTCTGCACAAGCCTCTAGGCTCAAGCCATTTCTCTGACCACGATCAAGTATGTACTCACCAAGCATGGTGTCATAGATGTCACCGTCATACTTGAAGCCACACTCCCACAACCACATCAAGTCGTGCTGTGCATTGTGCATGATAAGTAGATCAGTGTTGTCTAGTTTTAATTGTATCTCTAGTCTATGAAAACCTGTGTCATCTTTAGACTCGTTATGGTCTAGTGTCTTGATAGTGAGGGTAGCTTTAGGATCGTCAGCATCTAGCATACCCACCTGTACCAAATGATTAGTAGGCTCGAAGGGATCAAGATGAACCCTATCGTCACGCTTGGTGACAGTGTTCTCTACGTCTAGCACTAGTCTCATGCTGAGTACACTGATCTTGAACCGTCAAGCACACAAGTAATCTTACCTTGATAGCCATTCAGTTTGTTCTTAGCTATGTTCAAGTATCTTACTGGATCTTCTTCTTCTCCTTCTGCTTGTTGCGTCTTACCAATCAGTATCATCAGGTCAGCCTCTGCTGCCTTACCTGTCTTACTACCTTCCATCATAGCTTGGTTCAGGTCAGCCCTGCCTTCTGCTTCTGCTGATAGTTGAGACATCCATATCACAGCACAGTCATACTGCTTGGCTATGT